TCTTCGTCTGGATCAAGATCGTTGCCGTCCATGATTTCTTTAGCAGAGATCAATTTAGCTACAGTAAGACCAGCCGATCCGTGAGCGATCTTTTGCCCGGCAGGCAATGCTACGTTTGAGCCAGCACCATCTACAGCGTTACCCGTTGCAGCGGCAATGATTAGGTCGTCTATAGCGCGAGCCATACTGTTAGCACCTGATTTTGCATAATGCGACTCAGGAGTTACCAACATGCGAACTTTATCCTCATCGTCTATGAGATCAGCCCAATGATAATCTGTCATTGTGGCAACACGACGAGAGTGTGGTACTTCAAGAACTGGTGTGGTGGTGTGGCGTGAGGACTTCACGATTGCTGCCACAGTACCTAAGCGTTCAAAGTTAAATTTCTCGCCCGTTACTGACTGCTCATTGATTGCAGAGCGTAAGCGTGAACCCTTCTGTTGTGCTAGGTGAATTAAGTTATCTTGGAACTGCTGAACAAATGCTTTTGAAATTGTATTAGCCATGATTCTTCTCCGAAATAGGCAAGTTGAAATTGGCGTTTTGAGCTACCCTTACGGACTCTGAACTGGCAATGACGTATGCTTTGACGAGATGAGAAACGGCCCATCCAACCCATCAGGACTAAAATTAGCTACCCTGTTGGATTAGATGTTCAATGATTTCTACGCGGTTATTAGGAATTAAGAAGCTTCTGGATAAGCTTGTGAATATAAACTTTCCATTTTTTCTACTTCCATATTATGTTGAGGGTGGCCTGCTAGGTTATAAGGGTGTTCTCTGTTCCTTCTGACTTCGCTAATTCTATCTAGCGCCTCATTAGGTGACAGGGTAAAACGATTACCACTTTGAAGCCCGGCAGATTCATCCTCCGTTAATGTCGCCCCAATTTGAGCCATTAGCTTGATCATGTTCGGATTGTTAGCAAGGCCAGATTCTAATAAAAAGCTTTGAGTTTCAGCATCAGCATAGGCAAGCACTGCGTTTTTTGCTTGAGATAGGCGCTCGTCATAAGCATGGCCCCATTCTTTTTTAAGCAGATCATTAGCTTCTTGCATTTGTTGATCAGTGTCTTCGTCTAGCTTCTTGCCTTGTTCTTGAGTGTTTTCTTGCCATGCTTTGACTTGAGCGTTAGATAACCCATTGTCATGCGCCCACGATAGAAAATCAGGATCAGCCCCGTCCACTTGGTATCCATCTGCGCTTTCTGGCCTTCCAAGACGCGAATACATAGCAGCCCGGGCTTCATCCTCGTCTGTTGGTAGGTTTAACAAGGTAGGAACTTTAGCGGTAAGCTTTGAGTTAAAAGCTGTCCAATCGTCTGTGCTTGCATCCTCTCCCGGAATACGGATTGAGCCGCCTGCATATTGCTGCGCGTCTAAGTATGATTTAGCTAACGTATTTAAATCAGGGATCTGTGATAGGGATTCATTGCCCCTGTACTCATCAGACAATCCCGAATGCCATGACTCTGCCGGAGCCTCTACCATTGATTCTTCACTCATTTTCTTTCTCCATTATATTTTTTATTTCTAGGTATATACTCCGCTGCCCCTCTCTAAAGGCAGTTTCACAAGGGTCTTTGCTGAACGAGATCCGATCACCATAGGCCGATTCCATATTGGCAAGCATTCGCTCACCTGTTTTACTATTAAACAATTCCTTTACGTCTTTACTAAACTGATCCATTAACCATTTGCTCCAATTCAGCAGCTTGAGTAGCCCCGGATAACTCTTGCTGCCCTTGATCTAACTGTTGCTGTTGTTGCTGTTGTTGCTGCCGCATTTGCCTTAACTCGCCTACCTGTTCGTCACCAAGCAAAATATCGGCTGGCGCTCCCAATCGGTCTGTTATTGTTCTGCCTGCTTTATCAACATCAACAATGTCCAGCACTTCCGGGTTAACTTGAGACAGTTGCATGATTCCTTCAATCGCTCTTTGAATGCCTGTTACTTCATCCATTTTTTGAGATCGCGCTAATGGCCCAACGTATTCAATATCAAGATCACCTCCCACTTCCTGTAAGATTTCTGGCATTGGTGGCAAAGCGTTACCACGCAACATTGCATAAAATGCACGTTCAACAATAGGGTTTAAGAACTCGGATTGTAGTCGCCCAAGTGTAGGCCCAAGCAAACGCTGCATTAGCTCATAGCGAACTTGCACCTCAGTTGCCGTCATTTGAGGCCCGTCATTTAGTTCTAGTTGATCAGAAAAGAAAATGCGCCTCACTGACGCGCGAACATCACCAAGCATCAAGGTATCTGCATTCCAGTTGGTTGCATTTACTATCGGTTCTAAGTTATTCATGTCGCGCACATAAGTTACTGTAGATGGACGCATATCTATTTTGCCGAGAATGCCGTTCTGCATGGCTTTGAGTGGTGGGTCTATGCTCTTTTCCCACGCTTTCATAGCAAGCTTACGCGCTTCATTCAGAGTCTTAATGTCTGGTCGAGCAACCGCACCGGGGCCGAACCCGTAAATGTCCCCGGTAGTTTTTGACCAGCGAGGAACCATAAACGGCAATTCATAATAGCCAGACTCTTTGCATATCTTTTTGTCAGCAACACTAATGAAATAACAAGCCCACGGACGCTGGCTAGGTGGCGCTACCATTGCTGGCTCACCTTTGAGCTCACGCGGAAAAACAGCTTGAATGTAATCTAACTCTTTGTCCGGGTCAGTATCTAAAGCTTTCATTGCCTTTTCACCGCAATCTTTACCAAACTTTTGATAAGCCTGCCGCGCTGATAATGTAATCTTTCGGAATACTGTATCTATACGACCTTCCACAGACTCAGCAATAACAACCTCAGCTAAATGACACGCCCGGAAATTAAAGCCGTCAAAGTTTGCGTCCTTTGTTTTTACGTCAAATTGCAAAGTGGCTGTACCAAAACCCACCATATCTTGATAAGCCTCGGCTACTTCTGTAGAGAAATTTGATTTGCTAAACTCTTGAAACATTCCTTTGCTGCACTTCTCAAGCCAATCTTTTGCTTCTTTATCTTCGTTGAGTTGATCTTCCCGGAACCGCAATCCAAACCATTTGGTTGAAGGGCTTGTAAGCGACCCATGAAGGGAGGCTGCTAATATTTGAAGTGCATGTATGGCTGTGGAATCATAGACCTCAGAGGCCCTTTTAGTGCCTCTCACGCTCTTAGAGATAAAGCCTGCTTTGCTAGGCATTAAATAAATAGCCAGCTCTTCCCACAGTTGATCCCAATTTGACCTATCTGATTTTAATTTGTCGTATCTTTTTAATAAGGCGACAGGGGAAACAGTAGGGGATACGGCTTTATTTTTACTTTTATCGTCATTGTCTTCATACATTTAAACAATACTCATTTGTGATTTTTTGGTGTCTGCATCGTCTAGTAAGCCAGCAAACCTAGTGCGTGTGCTATTCATTCGCATCAGCGACAGCCTACGTTTATAAAGTGATTTTAATTCTTCTGGATCTGTTGTTTCTAAAATTGCTTTGTCGATCTCATCAATGCCCCTCGGATCTACAATATCGTCGTCTTTGGGAGGAACGGCAGGGGTGGTGTCCTTAATACCTTCGGGAACTGTTAAAAATTCCAACCCTGCTCCCTTACCTAAACCATCACCATTTGTCTTTTTTGCTACTGCAACACCATCAACAAAAGTGGTCGATGTTTTATCGCCTAAGCTAAGGCCAAACAGGCTAGGATCATAAGCGCGAGTGACTATTGATGGGCCACCTTTGTAGTCGTAAGTTGTGTCTTGGCTCTCTCCAAACAATCCGTATTTAGCGCCTACAGTTTTTGAAACGCCACCAACTATGATTCCAGATTTAGTTAAATCAGCTTTCTTTTCGGCAGTCATTGCAGGATCGTCAAGCACAGCCATAGACCCAGTGACACGACTTAAATCATCACTGGCCCTGCGTTGCATATCTGGAGTAATAACTCGATCACCGCTATAGGCTTTCTTCATTCCGATAGCATCTTGCTCAGACTTTAATTCAGCTTGACTAGCTCCTCCAGCTAACCTAGCTGCAAAATAAGCTTGGTTGTAACTGACCTCATCATTACGATATTTGTCATTTTTAATTGCAGACAAAAGCATACTTGGCATACTTGAGTTTTTGTTGGATTCAACATTTTCTTGATACGTTGAATTGTCAAACTTGCCGTAATTTCTGGCTGCTAGATTTGTAGGTGCTACGCTTTTTAAAGGCTTGGCTAATGATGATGGGTTGCTAGTAGCCGCTTTTTTTGAATTTACTGGATAAGAACTGCCACCAGACCTAGCCGCCAGCATATTTACAGCGTCTTTCATTGAGCTAGCAGTATCAGCATTAAAAGATGTGTTTTGTTTGTAATTGTTAGTATTTTTTGGAGTTGTTGTTACTTTTGTCTTAGGCTTTCGTATAACAACATACGCTCCATTTTTATCGTATTTTGCATTACCTAAGCGTACTTGCTCACCTTGTTTTTTCTGGCGCTTATCATCACCTTTTGCACTTGTAATAGAAGCACCACTCCCTCCACTTCCAAACACATGATCATTACCTGCTGAGAAATAATTTCTTGCCATGACTAAACCCCTAATTTATATCCTTAAACTTTAAGGCACTGCTACGCGGTTATTAGCTTTAATTACGTCACTTAAAAATCCTGGCACTTATTCCCTTGTAACCGCAGTAAATAAGACCCGTAGTTAAACTAGCCTGTAGACCAAGTGCTTATAGGGTCTGTAGCGTTTCCTTGTCGGTGGCTGTTGTCGGTGGCTTGTCGGTGAAACTAAAGGCTTTATCTACTCCCCTCTACCTTAGATTAAAAATAAATATACATTACTTATTGACACGTTAAGACTTAACGGATTAGAATAAACCATACCAAACGGAAACAGGAAGTAAATTATGCCTATTACCAAGATTACTTATAACGCTGAGGACTACACAGGTGAAAGCCATAAGTTAGTCATTAAGCCAAGAAGTTTT